TTTAAACCTGGCGAATTACTTGGTTGTGTATCAGGCGAATTAGGTCTTAGAGAATTTTTAGAGTCAAATGGTCATGAGTTGGTTGTTACCTCAGATAAAGATGGAGAGGGTTGTGCAGCAGATGGTCATTTAGTTGATGCAGACGTTGTTATCTCACAACCATTTTGGCCATATTATTTGACCAGAGAAAAAATTGAGTCAGCAGCAAACTTGAAGATGGCGATTACAGCAGGTATAGGTTCAGACCACGTTGACTTACAAGCCGCCATGGACCATGGCGTGGACGTGATGGAAGTAACATACTGTAATTCAAGGTCAGTTGCAGAACATATTGTGATGATGATATTATCTTTAGTAAGAGATTATCATACACAACATAAAATTGTAAATGATGGTGGCTGGAATATCGCAGATGCTGTATCAAGGTCTTATGATTTAGAGGGTATGAAAGTTGGCACAGTTGCGGCTGGTCGTATTGGTTTAGATGCTCTTAGAAAGTTAAAAGCTTTTGATGTAGAGTTACACTATTTTGATAAACATAAATTATCAGATGAAGTAGAAGAAGAGTTAAATTTAGTTTATCATGATAATGTTGAATCTTTAGTTTCCACGGTAGATGTTGTAACAATTAATTGCCCACTACATCCCGAAACTGAAAATCTTTTTGATGCAGAATTAATTTCAAAGATGAAAAAAGGTGCATACATAGTAAACACGGCTCGTGGTAAGATTTGTGATAGACAAGCAATTGTTGATGCACTTGAATCAGGTCAATTAGCTGGTTATGCTGGTGATGTTTGGTTCCCACAACCTGCACCAAATGACCATTCTTGGAGAAGTATGCCTCATCATGGTATGACACCTCATACATCAGGAACATCATTAACAGCTCAAGCTAGATATGCAGCTGGTGTAAGAGAGATACTTGAAAAATTATTTGATGGTGAAGAGCAAAGAACTGAATACACTATTGTTAGAGATGGTGCGTTGGCAGGGACTGGTAAACATTCTTATACTGAAGGTTCAGCAACAAGCGGTTCAGAAGAAGCTGCCGAATATAATTCATTAGTCGCAAGAAGTTTACCAAAAGCATAATAAGGAGAAAAAATGTTTGATACACTTATATGGGTTTTTGTAGGTGCTCTAATTGGTTGGAACTTTCCTCAACCTTGGTGGGCGAAGGTAATTCAATCAAAAATATCAGGACTATTTACAAAAAAGGAAGTATAAATGTTAAAAGACGAAAGAACATATTATAAGCCATTTAATTATCCATGGGCTTATGATGCGTGGTTGAAACACGAACAATCACATTGGTTGCATACAGAAGTACCAATGAATGAAGATGTAAAAGATTGGAAGAATAAACTTTCTGAAGAAGAAAAAGCTTTTCTTACAAATATATTCCGATTTTTTACACAAGGTGATATTGATGTTGCAGGTGGTTATGTAAAGAATTATTTACCACATTTTCCACAACCAGAAGTAAGAATGATGTTAGCTGGTTTTGCAGCTCGTGAAGCATTACATATCGCAGCTTACTCTCATTTGATTGAAACTCTTGGTATGCCAGAGTCTACCTATTCAGAGTTTGCAGACTATGAAGAGATGAGAGCTAAACATGATTATGTAATGGAGTTATCATCAAAAAATGGTACAAAAGAATCCACGGCGACCCACATCGCCGTGTTTTCAGCCTTTACTGAAGGTATGCAATTGTTCTCTTCTTTTATCATGTTACTTAATTTTCCAAGACACGGCAAAATGGTCGGCATGGGTCAGATTGTTACTTGGTCAATTGTTGATGAAACACAACACGCTGAATCAATGATTAAATTATTCAGAACATATATAGAAGAAAATAGAGAAATCTGGAATGATGATCTAAAAGGTAAAATTTATACGATTGCAACAAAGATGGTTGAGTTAGAGGATAAGTTTATCGACCTTGCATTTAAAATGGGGCCGATGGACGATCTTACACCAGATGATGTAAAGCAATACATACGTTATATCGCAGATCGTAGATTAATTAGTTTAGGTTTAAAAGGTATATTCAAAGTGAAAAGAAATCCATTATTATGGGTTGAGGGCATGATTAATGCTCCTACACACACCAACTTTTTTGAAAATAGAGCAACTGATTATGCTAAAGGCGCTATGAAAGGTAAATGGGAAGAGGTGTGGGGAAAAGCTGCCTAATTGAAAACCATACAATATACTTGCGATTCTTGTGAATCATCATATGTAATAGAATATGACGTAGAAGGAACAGAAACGGATCCCATATATTGTCCTTTCTGTTCCAACTATATTGATTACGAAGTTGCAGAGATTGGAGATGAATGAATTGGACATACAATGGTAAAGAGTTTACTCAAGGAGACGTTGGTAGTTCTTTTGGTTTCGTTTATTGCATACATAATCTTGTAGATAAAAAACGATATATTGGTAAAAAGTTTTTTACTGTTGCAGGTAGAAAACAAGTAAAAGGTAAAAAGAAAAAGATTAGAAAACCATCAGATTGGGAAACTTATTGGGGCTCAAACAATACTCTTATTGATGATGTTAAAAAACACGGAGAAGATAAATTCATTAGAGAAATATTATACATTTGCTCTAATAGATCCGATTGTGCTTACTTAGAATTAAAAGAACAAATAGATCGCCGTGTGCTTGAGAGGGGAGATTATTACAATGATTGGATTATGGTGAAAGTTACAGGGAAGAATCTTAGGTTCTTATCTGAACAGCAGCAAAGCTATATATCCCAAAAAAATAAAAAAACTAGGCAACTTTAAGGCATGAAATACAGGTCTATCTTTATTAGCGATGTTCACCTAGGGACACGATCCTGTAAGGCAGAACTCTTAAATAACTTCCTGAAACATAATAAATGCGATAACCTATATCTTATCGGAGATATTATAGATGGTTGGAAAATACAACAAAATAAATGGAGATGGCAACAAAGCCATACCAATGTAATTAGACGAATATTAGGCCACGCAAAAAGAGGAACAAAAGTATTTTATTTAACGGGAAACCATGACGAATTTTTCAGACCACTCATACCATACGGTTTACATTTCGGCAATGTGAAATTACTTAATCATACCTGCCATGTTGGAGTTGATGGTAAAAAATACTTGGTCGTACACGGTGATATGTTTGATGGCATCACAAGACTTGCGCCGTGGCTTACAATCTTAGGAGACAAAGCATATGATTTCGTTCTTAATCTTAACACTCACTTTAACGCTATTCGCAGGCGGTTGGGTTTTAATTACTGGAGCCTCAGCCGTTATCTTAAACAGCGTGTCAAGAAGGCAGTTGACTTTATTTTCCAGTTTGAAAAGAATATCACCAAGTACTGCCGTAAAAAGGGGTACCAAGGAGTAATCTGTGGCCATATACATTCGCCACAAATAAAACAAATTAATGATATAATATACATGAATGATGGTGATTGGGTAGAAAGTTGTTCTGCCATAGTTGAACATGAAACTGGCGAATGGGAGATAGTATATTGGACTACCTTAAAAAGTTAATTAAAAACTTAGCGTTGATTACTTTAAATATCTCACATATGCCTCACTTTTTTGTGCAATGCAATATAATAAATTATAAATAAACCTTTATATTGTTTACATGAATAGGAGAAAAAATTTTGAATAAGATTGAATTATATGCTAACAACTTTGGTAGAATGTTAATACATCCATGGAAGTTGGGTGCAAGAAGAGGCAATAGAGGCCCTAAAACATTATTTAAGTATATTGCATTTTACTGGACAATGTGGTGGGCAAGTATAGCAAGTATTTTTGGTTTTATAGTGTAGTTTTTAAACAGGAGAAATTTATGTTACCAGTAACCCTTTTTACGAGTGCGATTGATACTCAAATAGATTTATTATCTCAGGCAAACGAAATTGTGAAGAAGAATACAGTAAAAGAATTGCATACATACATGGATAATGGAGTGAATATTTTAACACAAACAGCCGAGTATGCAAAAGAGATTATTAAAACTAACAGCAAGGTATTTGCTTACAGCAAGTAAAGTAAGAACTTGGAAAGAAGTCCAAAAAAATAATTGGTGGATAAAATTTTCAATATATAATGATTCTAAAATTTTATTATTAATTACCTCCAAACAAACAGGCCAGACGATCATAAGATATTTTTCTGATGAGGATTTGGCCTGTTCTTTTCTTAACTTAATTTTAGCTCTAGATCCCAACATATATCACGAAACGGTACAATAAAACCTAAATATATGTAAAGAATATAAGGAGACAAAAAATGGGTTTAGTATTATTTCTAATCTTAACAATAACGCCATTAGTAGCTTTTTACATAGGGTCAAAAATCACAAAGTAAAAAGGCATGGACAATTTTGTTAAAATTATTGTAACAGTTTGTATCACCTTAGTAGCCCTAATAGCTGGGTTACTTTGGTGGTCACCCTTACACGCAAACCACAACCCACCATTAGATGGTAAAAAAACTCTTGAATGTACACTCATAGGTATTCAAGAAAATTGGCTAGATCAATTACTCTCAAAAGGCGGAGAACCAGTTAAACATTTTTGCGTATATAAATGCAATAATGACATAGAGTATATAGCTGAATTAGAAGAGGTTAAAGGTTGTGGATTCAATCGAACAATCTATAAAACGGAGATATGGGGCGGACATTTACACAAAGTACCGAACAAAGAAAAATACCGTGAATACACCGGTCACGTTTCGGAAAAAAATAACAATAAAAAAAAAGATTGTGAATGTGCTCCATGAAAAGGACAAATGTTTACACAAAGAACAGCAATCATCACAGATGCTTGGGAGCCACAAGTCAACGGCGTAGTCAGAACATATCAAAACATAATTAAAGAGCTAAAAAATAGAGAAGAAACAATTGAAGTATTACACCCACAATCATTGTGTTACAATGATGGGGTTACACCAATACCAAAATGGTGTATGGTCAGTTTACCATTTTACCGAGAGATTGAGTTAATAGTAAATCCATGGATTTATAAAGACTTAATAAACTCTTACATATTTTGTGGTTATAAAATACATATTGCGACCGAAGGTCCTCTAGGATTATATGCACGGCATTTATGTAACAAACGCAATTACTCTTATACAACATCATATCACACCAAGTTTCCAGAATTTTTTGAATCATATACTGGATTTTCATCAAAGTTATTATACAGATATTTTAAATGGTTTCATAGTAAATCAAGGTGTGTAATGGTGCCAACAAAGGCCACTCAAGAACTTTTAGAAAGTAAAGGTTTTAAAAACGTGAAAGTTTGGACGAGAGGTGTGAATCATAAATTATTTAATCCAAAATATAGAAAACCATGGGGACAAGGATATATTTTATGTGTGTCAAGAGCATCAAAAGAAAAAAATATAGATGAGTTTTGCCAGTTACATTACCCAAATAAAGTTTTTGTGGGTGATGGGCCTTATCTTGAAACACTCAAGAAAAAATATCCATTTGTAAAATTTACTGGAAAATTATCTGGTATTGATTTAGCCCGATATTATGCGAGTGCAGATGCTTTTGTATTCCCATCTAAAACAGATACATTTGGCATAGTAATATTGGAAAGTATCGCTTGTGGTACACCAGTATTAGCGTATAACCAACCAGGACCAACGGAGGTCATTCAGGAGAACATCAATGGGTGTATTGTTCATGATGATCGAAAGTATGGTTTTGAAGATGGGCTTAACTCAAAAGTACAACAAGTTTTGAATGTATCAAGAGATTCTACCGAGTTTTCGGCAAAGAAGTGGACATGGCAAGCTTCAGCGCTTGACTTTCTAGAAAACATTAAGTAGAATGGTGCCATGGTTATTCATGGTATAGGCAAACAGTATTTTGGTGCTATCTCATTTTTTGATGAGAAATTAAACTTGCCGAGTGATATTATTATTCATTTTTCCTACTCAAGAAATTTGGGTGAGAATGTA